GCCCCATCAACTTCAAAATTGTACCAAATTTCCCCATATAAAAAAATCAAAAAACTTGTACCAAATGTATTGCAATTTTAAAAATAATGTGGTATAATAAATATAGTTAAAGAAGAACAACAATCAATAAGGAGGAAAAAATATGTATAATTTATTTATGGGAAGCAATGAACTAATTATTATTTACAGAAATGGAACTCATCATGTTATAGAGAAAGATGAGGATTACAACGAGGTATTTACAGGTAGTTATGAAAAGTGCTTTGAATATTGTAAAAATAGGAACATCGATTATCTTGAAAGTTTTTATTAATTTTATTACAAATAAGGAGGAGTTTCTCCTCCTTTAAAATTAAAGGAGGGTTTAAGTATGACATTTAAAGAAGCATATTTTAGCAATGTAGTATGGCAACCAGATACAATACTTAGAATAATGATTAACATGGATGGGGTATCAATATTTGAAGAAGCTAATAAAGCGGCTGTAAAATATGGACATTTGCATGTATTTGCTTTTAATCACAACGAAGTATATTTAAATGAGGAGGTATAAAGATGAAAAAAGCGCTTATTGTAAAATACACAGAAAACAACGTTGAATATTGGGGATATTACTACAAAAGATATTTTAATGCAACATACTTTGAAACAAGTTTAGAACTAAAATTTTATTTAAAAGACCTTGAAATAGAATGGGAGAATAGATACGTCACAATAAACTTTGACACAGACAAAGAACAAAAAAGGGAGATATGTAAATCATTTTACTCAGAAGACTACAAATTAGGATACGCAGAAACATTGATAGAAAAGTACATGTCATTTAAATACTTAGCGTACGGAATACCAAAAGGAGAAAGTTACAGGTCAGCTATATTTATGGATTTAGACGAATTAGAAGAAGAGGTAAATTATTACAGAGCTATATTAAATCAAACGGAAATTTATACAGATTAACACTAAGGTGCTTACTGGTAAGAAACAGCGAATACACAATGGGAAAGACATTAACAATAAAGACCAAACATGATAATGAAACTATAACATTAAAACAAGCAAAAGTTATGAGATTAATATATGCTGACTGGGACTTACTAGAAAGTCAAGTAATATACTTTACATCAGACACAGTGTTTGTAGCTTTACCAGAATACATGACTCTAAGAGATTTTTACAAACAATTTTAAAACAAATCTATGAAGGGAGGTGATGCAAAGCAACAAAATACAAAAAAGAAAGGAGGTGAAAATAATGAACTACATCAAAAGAAACTGGTTTTTGCTCTTGCTCATCATATTACTATCAGGGTATACAGCATACACATCATATTTAGTCCTATCAAATGACAACCAAAAAGTAATAGATGAGCAACAGAAACAGATATCACTTTTATCAGACAAAATAAATGAACTAGAAAATAAGGATCCACAAGAAACCCCGACAATTGATACCTCATCACTGGAAAACAGAATTAGCTCTTTAGAGCAAGCACAACAGACAATAACATCCGGTGTTGAATCAATGAATCAGGCGATTGCTGGCAACACAAGTCAGATAAAAGGAATCTGGGCAACGTTAGAAGAAAACGACATGGTACACTCTAACGCAGGAGAAACAAATAGGTAATTTAAAAGGTGGGGCATTAAGCCCCGCCTATTTATTTAATTATCAAAACCTGACCCGGGTGAATCAAGTTAGGGTTAGCTATCCCATTATCAGACGCGATCTTTTGATAGCTAGTACCATACATACTAGCGATACCTGACAAAGTGTCTCCACTTTTTACCACATACTCAACACCAGTAGGTTTTGTGGTTGCTGATCCTCCGCTGTTAGGTTTAATCTCATTGAGTAAATCTCTTACCATTTCGTTACAGTCCACACCCCCGCTAATTCCTGGCACAGTACCGTCACTGCAATACTGCCAGATATCAAAAGGCACACTAGGCTTGCGACTATAGTTAGCAATCCAACTGGTAAATCTATCAAGGCTATTTTTAATAACATTTTTAGCCCAGTCCTCATTGCAGTAATATCCAAACCAATATCCAGCATCCTCAATTGCCTGACCCATGTCTATAAAATACTGAGCATTGTAACTACCTCTTATACTTGCATCCTCAATATCAATGTAAATAGGTAAACCCAAATTACATTTTTTAGCAAGTCTTAAAATATGTTTTGTCTCACTATCTGCATGAGCTTTATTGTTAGCATAACTATATAAGTAAATACCATACGGTATACCCAACCTGTCACACTCTTGTACATTGCGTAAAAAATATGGGTCATCCTGCACCACAAAATCGTCTCCATAACCACATTGGATTATTGCTCCATCGATAGCCCCATTAACCGCATCCCAATTTATAACTCCTTGATATCTTGATACATCAATAATCATTAAATATACCTCCTTACTTGCCAGTCAAAAGCATCAGCGGAATATGCTCCTGCATCTGGTTTAACAGTTGGGCCATAGTAGGGGTCGCCCCCGTGCCCACATAATTGATTGTTACCTATATACATTTCTACATGGTCAAAAAACGGATTGTGATATGACCAATTAAAAAATACTAAATCTCCCATCAACATATCACTTGTATCTAAAGAGCCACTACCCTCTTTAATAAGTGACCCGTTATCAACTTGTGTGCCAGTCCATGTACCTATCTCTACACCAACTACACTATTGTAACAATGCCAAACAAGTCCAGAGCAATCAGCGTACCCATTGTCTGGCCACATCCTTAAATCACCAGATTGAGAGTAACCTAGTTTACCCTCATAACTCAAAATTTTATCAACCAACTGTTGTCGTTGATCATCCGTGCCACTCCCCGTATTAGGGTATGACGGCTGAGGTTTTGTTGTAGTCTCACCCTCAATTTTTTCAAGCCGATAAATTGGCAACCATAATTTATCGCTTGCCTGATAAAACTCTATTTTTTTGTTTGTGCCATTATTATCAATGTACAAAAAGAATGTTTTACCAAACTTTTGTAGTGACTTAATATTTAGGGATGTCTCAAATGGTTTTGATGTATTATCGGGATTACCACTATTTTGGTTTTGATTACCGCCGATACTATGTTGCGGGTCATATTTACCAAAACCATCCTTGCCACTCTCACCATCCCACTCATCTAATAGTGCTTTTACGGTATTTTGTCGGTTGTAATAACTACCCACAATGCCATTATTTAAAACAGTCATATACCATGTATCAACATCACAGTTACCACAGCCATTAAAAATCTGATAAAATGCTTGTGGTGATTGATGGTAATTTGTAAGACCAAAAATAGCTGTCTTTGGGTCAGATATACCACACTCATCCCGTAACAGTGGTATATATGAGTTATCACAATCAGATTGCCATAATTTATTTTGGGTGTTTACACCCTCGTCTGTAACCAACACCGCGCTAACCTCATTAGCCTCATTTTGTGTAAAAATTTTATTGCCCCATGCCTCTCTACCAGCTTGTATCTGGGGTAACAAAATAGGTAATTGACTGGCTATATCAGGATAATCAGTAATCAGCAGATTTAGTAAGTCCCAGCTCCTGCCATATGTCCACTGCATTATCCCAATACCAGCCATAGCCCAAGACTCTACACTCCCGTAATTACAGTTAGTCTCTACGGTACTAGTTACATACATGGCGTAACTAGCCCAGTTTGAGTCATAAATTGCCATTATTTAAGCCACTTACCTATATAATACATACGGGATAAAATTGAGAATCTATACCTACCACCTGACGGCACCGATCCGCCTAATGTTTTTAGATATATTTTACCGCCGGAAATTATATATTGTGGATTAGTATAAATAATATTGCCATTTGAGTCAGATACACTAACATTACCACTAAAATATAGTGTAGACTCGTAAGTATTGTTAAAATACTGATTGGGTAAAATAATAAAAGGTGTGCCCGACTTACCAAGAACGGGTGTAAACCCATCTTTAAACTCTATTAAGTTGTATAGACTAGCTATACCCAAATCTGGGTTAAATTGCAATAGGCAGTTGTACTGGACAAAATTAGTCGTGTCCGGGTTATTAAGATTTAACTCGATCCAATTATCAATTTTAGTTAAAGCACTTGTCGCAGAACTGTTAGCGCCGTTAGCAACAGAATTAGCTGACTGGGCTAAAGCACTAGCCTGTTCTGCTGATGCCTCCGCGGATTGTGCTGAGACTTTGTTAGCCTCCATGCCAGTATCAATTGCTAAAAATGCTGGGTTTAAATCTCCCAACCAGCTAGCCTTATCAGCGCCGATAAATTGTGGTAAATCGTAGTTTGGTGTTTTGTTTGTATGTGACATATATTAATCCTCCTTAAGCTACTGCAAGGACAGTCTTGCCCTCCCAGTCATATTGATAAGTTGTAATATCATAGTTATCATAACCATCTGTTGTGATATTTTTATCGTCATACCCAGCACACGTTAACGCGTCCTCTCTATGCAAGGACACTAAAAAGTCTATCACGTTTTTGTAAAAAACTCTTTGTCCTGTAACTGGATTAAACATATAAAATCTATCATCCTCTGTCAGATATTTTTTAGCGTAAAAATCATACTGGTAACACGTAATATTTTTTGCGTCATACATATCTGCTGTAAGATTAAGCCCATCATACTCAATACATGTAAGTGCATAATAGTTAAAATAATTATAAAAATCATTAAGCACATTTTGGATAGTATCAGTATAACCTGTAATCGGGTTAATCACATAAATAGATTGACCCTGTTGCTCTAACCAAATCGTTAAATCTGTAATCTGCTCTGTCACCCATGATCTTGTTTTTTGGTCAGCACTTTTTATAGCATCACTTAAAACAGTAAATTGGTTATTGATAACAAGTTCTAATTCTGACACTTTTGAATCTGTGTAATTATTGGCAGAATTTAACGTAAATTTATCCTGTTGATCGATATATTTATAAATCTCAGAATAATCTAACGATAATTGCTCAATAACCTCATTGATCTTATAAGTGAGTTTACAAAGCACCTCGTAATATGACAAAGACTCATCATATACAAGTGGCATAACTTTAAAGCAACGCCAAAACGGATATACATTACCAATCATTTTTTGTCACCTCCTTACCATAGTTGCATAAATAGTACATCCAACTCCTCAATTATCAGCATGTCAATATTCAAAAAACTTTGCCTATACTCCATTAATAATTGACTATTAGATTTTGAGTCGTTTTTTCCAGACAACTTACGACTATATTTTTCGTTTTCAGAAGAATTCAACTTTGTTGTATTAGTTGCGTTCGTCTTTTGTGAGGTTGTTGCGTAGTTTTCTGAAAATGGGTCTTGTAGTGAACCCATGGGAGTATCATTTTGTAGTGACTTGTTTTCTCCCTCATCTTGAGACGTGTTATCCCCTGTTGTTTCCCTTTCATATTGCTCGTTTGTGGAATATGTTTCAAGGGGATCGAATTCAATCTGGGCTGATAAATACAACTGATTATAATATGGCATGATCTCATTCATTTTGACATTTAAGTATCTCTTAAATAATCCTGCCGTCTCAAAACCAATCTCACGCATGTAGTAGTGATTAAGGATTTTTTCGTTTAGTTTTGAACGATAACTTTCCTCAAAAATTGGATAATCATTTAATCCTAAATCGAAACCTGATTGAATAAGATACCGTAACTCTGTTGTATATTTACTCATCCAAATCACCATCACTTTCAGATGTTTCACGTGAAACATTTTCATCCGTGTTATCAGTTCCGAAAACCATTGCGTTGTACAACTCTTCTAATTCTGGATTGTAATTAACAGAAATTTCTGTTCCGAACATCCTGTTTATTTCTTTTGCACCCTGTCTTCTTGAGTTTAATCCGATTTGTCTTGACATAGATATCTGCTCAAGATTGCTGTTAACCTCATCACTGATCTGTCTTTCTTTTTTATCCATGTTATTATTGTTGATTCCTAAAAATAACATAGCTTCATTCCAAATTCTGTTCTTTTCGATGCTCAATCTATCTGCGATAAATGGTGCATCTGTTTTCAGAACCTGTATCGCATTTGTTTCGAAATTTTTGTTTGCGAAAATAAAAGGTTCGTTTCCTTCGTATTGCATATACACATTTTTCATCGTTAGCTTTTGTTTTTCATCGCAAACGATCATAAGTGGAGTTTTTTGAGCGTTAATATTAACGTCAATAGCCCTGCTCACATTGTAAAGTTTTTGTGCAAACATATCTATATCAATATGAGTGGTGGTATGCAAAAAGTTGTTAAAAACAATAACAGAGTCAGATTTAGTTTTAAAATTTTGGTAACCATTTACACTGTACGCCATACGATTAATTGGTATCCTGTATACATCCAATTCTCCGCCAATCGTACACTGTAAAAATAAATCACCAATAATCTCGTCTCTAAAATACAGCCCATAACCATTGTCAAAAAGCGTCAACTCTAAAAACCGCTCGTCAATTGTATCTGGTAAACCCTCCCATTTGTACATATTTATGGCCAACTCTTTAAGAAAGTAATAATAATGTAAATATGTGACGTTGTTTTGCCACAAACTACTCCATCCGTCCAGGGCTTTGTTGTAACCATAAATTTTATTGTAATTTTTTCGTGCCATTTTAGCCTCCTGTCCACGGATTATCATTATACTTACCTATATCGCCATGCCATATAGTTGTGCCGTTGTCAAACATATTTTTTAGTATCTCAATATCGTCTTTTGGAATGTTACCAGCCAATATGCATCCAGTAGTCTGTACGTAATTAAAATTCTTATTTCCCGTAAGTGACGGAGTTTCAATTTTATTCTGAACGTAACCATAACGAGTAAAATACTCTTCGAGTCTTTCCGCATATTCTGGGCGTATGGTTTTCCATTTTAATGTTATACCATTAATTCCGTTTGCGATATTAAATGCATCACCGCCCGTTTGTCCCGCAAGCGTAGGAGGGGCGATTTCCGCATCTTGAATTTTTGCCATCTGCTGACGTATAGCAATCTCACTATTTTTAACCCCAGTGTATGCGCTTTTTGCGCCACTGTAAATTGAGCCAATTGTACCTCCAATATTACCAGACAAAATGGAACTTAATGCGCCTGCACCACCCTCTATAGCACCCATAGCAACAGCTTCTTTTTTGTTGTAACTGTTGATACTGTTTGATAAAGCGAAACTATTTGCATTATTAGCCATATATAACAGATAATTGTCAACAGTTACTGGGAGTTGCGGGAAATTTGCAATAGATAAACCAGCGTCTAAAAATTCTCCGTATTCTGATCTGCCGTCATACTCGTATCCATTGTCTCCAAAATCGTTGTAATATTTAAGGTAATAAGTTAGCCTGGGGGATGCCCCAACATAGTTAACTAATCCTAACTCGATTTTAGTTATCTCATTAATCGCCTCTGGTTTTATAATAAATTGACTGCCATTATACGCCGTCATTTCTATATAGCTGTACGGATAGGTGTATAATTTTGAATTGTCATACTTTGGAAAAAAAGTCCACCAATTGTCAATACTACTTAATATGAAATTTGAACTTTTATAACCGTCACGCAATCTCCCTATCTTTTTACCAGATGCCATGTTGACAATCTCAAAATTATTACCTATGACCTCCTCCGGCACTATTGTTAGTGATTGTATACACTGGGTTATCCAAGGCACATTTTTTAACTCGTCTAAAATAGACTGTAATGAGTCAGTTCTTGGTGCTGGGTTATCGTTAAGATTGTCAACCACGTAATAATCCAATACAGATGGCATTTTGTCAAAAGTTCCACCAGATGAGGATTTTAAATTGGGGTTATCTGTGTCTCCAAAATCTGCTGTAAGATCAGCACTAGTACACATAAGTACATAGTATGTATTCCAGCTTACTACCTCTGTATGAGTCACAACATAATCACGCCCATATTCCACCTGTTCTGGAAACAGGTTTGATAACCACGGAGTGCCATCAGACAAAAATTGCTGTTGATGAGATCGGCTGATAAAAGACTTAAGATACTCGATATCAAATTGCCAAGTCTGGAATACATCAATCTCAAACGTGATTATTGTTGTATCGTCATTACGATATTCTTTGTTACGTAAAAAAGCGTAAAACCATTTTGTCCCAAAATTTTTGTTTTGAAACATAATGTAATCACAGTTATACAGATTATCGTAATGTTCGGGAACAGCAATCGTGCCCTCCCTGCGCAGATATTGAAAGTCATTATACTCTCTATATTTTTTATTTAAAAAATATAGCGACTGCTCTGACTTATTTTTAAAATCCATCTGGTTTTTATAATCAGTTAATCTTGTATTATTAATTAAAATTAACCTAGATTGTGGTGTGATTGCCATGTGATTACTCCTATCCTGTTACAGTTACGGTAGCGTTTGCAGATTTAGTCGGATCAGCAATACTAGAATATACTACGATTAATTCTGTATTAGTTTCAGTTGGCGACACAGTTAACAATCCGTCTTGTGTTATAGTTGTGCCACTTGATCCTTTTTGTACTGTATACCTACCGGTTTTATCTATTAACCCAGTGCCTGTGATTGATCCTGTAAACTGTGTTACACTACCTTTAGCAACACTAGCCGTTGTCGGAGAAATTGTCACACTACTTATTTCCGGCTGTACAGTTGTAAATAAAATAGCGTTAGAAAAAGGAGAAATTGAGAAAGTTTTCCACACATGGTAGAAATAATTCCAATATAGTCCCTCTGGATTATAGATTTCTGTCATATTGTAGTAATTGTCAAAAATCATAAACCAATCACGATCAACCATTAAACCAGAGATTGATTTAAGTGCTGTTAACTCATCCTCTGTAAATGGAGTATAAGTAGTATATGGATCGTCAGCAAAAATTTCTTCTAGTCGCGGCTCATCAATTGTCCCAAATCCATCGACACCAATCTGTCTGCCAATTAACTCAGCCTTATCCATATTAAATGACAATGCCAAAACTTCTACATCAAAAATTGACGATAACTCGGTTGTTAGAATAGTATACAGATATCTTGGGTCTGTATAAGTCCTAACTCCAGCATAGTTGTAAGAATCAGACATATAGCCAAGATTTCTAGCCGCCGCTACCATTGTAGTTGTTACTGACCTAGCATTATCAGCCGTTACTGTTGGTATTACTGATGTTTCAATTTTACCTTCCAAAGCACATCTTGCGATGAGATATTTCATTACCAAAAATTCGTCGTAGTTTGCGCCTGTATAAAGTTGTTCGATAATTCTGCCAATTAAGTCCGTAATACCCTGCCATGATAAAAATGCCTGTCTTAACTGGTCATTACTAACAGTTGTCGGATAATATTTCTGATAATTCATGGTGTGAAAAGCGGCCTGCACATCTGGTATTCTCCTTTTAAATACATCTGTTTCAGCTTTTGCCGGATCAAACTGATATGGACGCGCAATTTCAACAAAAATTTCTTCAACCGTTTCTCCATACTCCAGAAGACCTTTTTTAAATCCAGACCAAGGGTTTTCGTAAAGTCTGGACGTTATGATAACTCTACCAATCCTGTTTACAAGATTGGATAAAAAAGCGTTCTGCAATGGCTGATACTGCATAATAATATCACCAATACCGCGCAGTGATTCTAGGGATTGCGCTTTTGTAACTGTTTTTCCGTCCACTACGTCTCCTTCCTTAAGAGCCGCAGGAACCTGGTCTGCATATGTTCCGCCTAATTCGTTTCGCGTAACATTCAAAATGTCCGCTGAATTTAATTCGTTTAAATTTTTGGTTGCTTTCGGTTTAGTTGGCATATTAACCCTCCGTTCTTTCTAATAATTCGTCAAAACTCTGAATGGTTCCGTCTCTTTTTACGTCTTCTTTCGTTTCTTCCATTGTATCGTCAAATTCATCTTTTACATCAGAAGTTCCGAAAAAACGATCCATATAACGCTCTTTTAAATTGTCATATTCCTGTTTCCAATCTTTTTCCTCTTCCTTTGGGGTGTAAACATTGATGTCGTCACGCTCGGAATAATCATATTCGTCACGATCTTCTCCGTCATATGTTTCTCCATATCTTTTTAGGATTCCTTCTCTTTCATCAAAATCATCTTTTAGACGTTCTACGTCTCTTTCCATATCTTCTGTCATTCCACCGCTTTCCATAATGCGGCGTAAAATTTTTTCCATACCTGATCGCGTTAAAATTGCCACTTAAATCACTCCTTTTTAAAATTGTCTACTAACTGCTGGATAACTAATGTGTTATTTTCGATTGTCTTTCGCATACTTTCGGCCTCGTCTTTATGTTGTGCGTCCTTTTTGACCATATACCAAAACATCGCACCACAACAAACGATCGGGAAACCATAATTGCCTATCATATTCGCAACATCAGCCGGGGACATTTAGTGACCTCCTTCCTTTTTTATTCTATCTATATTATAACATAAAACGATAAAAAATGAAAGTTAATACTTTTGTACCAAAAAGGAGCGGGATAAACCCGCCCCGTTTGTATCTGAAATTGATGTGCCTAATAAATCACGTTAGCAAGACGGACAAGTTGACCCGCCGGTTTTAAACGGTGCTACCGGGTCACACTAAATATTAGCTACATCAAAAGATACCTATATGGATAAAATATCAAAAATAATATTCTTACTGTCCAAATTATTAAAACGTAGTTGACCATGTTCAAAAACTTTTTTGAGGTACTGCATAACAAAAGTTGACTTGCTAACCATTAGTGCGTTCTGCTCATGGTCATCTGCTTTAAATGTTAATTTTACTGGGTATGTCATATCAGGGCTATCGTTTACATATACAATTCCATCCTCAAAAAACTCCCTGATTGCATAATATTTTGAGCCATGTTTTATTGTTGCTATATATCTGCATTTACCTTTGATGTGCTCTATAAAACTATCGTTGTCATTAAGATATACATTTTGAGCGGCGTAGTCAGAATAGCCATCATCAAAAGCTTTTGCAAAACCTGAGTTAGATAAAGATTTACTGGCTGTCTCATTAAAGGTCTGCTCCATAACCCACCCATGTCCCCTTAAAAATTTTGTGTCACTACGCAACATTTTGTGTATACCCATTGACTTGTAATATGGGTTTAACATAGTCACACTATTTGATGCTAATATGGTGCGTGTGTATCTATATTGTTTTCCCTGACCTCTTGCTATAGTAACATGGATTGACTGAAATTTTTTGATCTCATCTGCACAATAGTGATTGGTTTCCGATTGAAACTCGTCCAGAAAAACATTTGTAACCTCATTAAAATAAGACGAGTATTTTTTAAGTGCATCAGCGTTACTTAATGCAATTGCAAAACCACAACTTTGCTCGTTGTAATACAACTCATAAAACAAACCTTTGGCTACTGGCCTAGCTATCAGTTCCCCATTGTTAAAAAACAATGGCTTTATATCTCTAAAAAACATATCAGCGCAAGACGACAACTCGTAATTAAATCTATAGAGCTGTATAAATTTACCTTTATCTTGTATAAAATTATTTAGGCAAAGTCTTTTAAAAAATACGGTCTTTCCTGCTGTTCTGTTTCCGACGCATAGGTATATTTCCGGTTTGTTTCCATCAGCGTCTTTTAATGATAATAGTTTTGTGCCATCATAATACATGCTATACTCCTTCTTATAAAATGTTTCACGTGAAACATTTAAAAATAGCCCCGTTTCCGGGGCATATTTTTTATACGATTACACAAGTTAAAAAATCTTTCCCTTTGTAGTTGGACGATTCTTTTCTTATTACTTTAATAGCCCAATCTTCATCTTCATTTTCCATTTCTTCTGCGATTTCCTGATAGGTTCTGTAAAGAGTTTCAGAACCTGATATATACATTGTGCCATCCTTGTCTACATAAATATATTTGTTATAGTCTTTATTATCGCTTTTTTCATTATGTACTGCTACTTTTGCGACATAGTCAACGTTGATTAAAACACCATCTTCATAATTCTGTGTAACTTCATCGAGTTGATGTGCGTCAGTAAACATTTTTATAGCTACTCTTTCTTTTCCTGTTAATTCTCTTGTTGACTCTACTACTTTTGCACTGTATTCTGCATTTCCCATTTTTTATTCCTCCTTAAATAAACATCAATCTTTCATCTTAATATAAATCGGCTTATTCACCCTCGAGTTCTTCATCGTCAAACTCGTTATATTCTACCTCCGCATACTTCATAAAAGTGTCAACGCCCATAGAATACTTACGTTCAATCGGTACGTCCGAAATTACGACTACCTGTTTCTTTCTTTCTTTTGACAACTGCTGGATCATGCGTGCTCCCGGCTTATTAGTCATTTCCCTAGTTTCAAAAACTTCCAGATTTGTGCCATTTACCTCAGCAAAAGACACAGAGTGTGTGATAATACTTCTTGTGATTTTTTTCATTTTTTAGTTCTCCTTTTCTGATTTTTTATACAATATTTTGCTACAACCTTATTGTAACATATTATGTACAATACGTCAAGTTTATTTTCGCATTTCATAAAAACTTTCTATCAGTACAATCCCTCCTTTGATTCTTTTTGCATTTAGATTACCCTTTACTCTAAGCCCTATTTTAAAATCCTCCATTTTATAATCTGATAAAAAATTTTGCTTTGCTCTATCAGACATACCCGCGCACTTTATTTCCATTTTTGGTTTACACGGTTTATCTTCTTTTATCACTCTCTCTATATATGTTTTTTGTCTGACAAATAACCCCTTATCCCATTCAGATTCCTTTTTCCAACAGCAAAAGTTTTTACTGTGTATTCTGACAGACTTTGGGGCACATTTAGTTAAATGTATTGAGTCGGTGTCTGAGTATATAAAATTATCATAATTTTTCTGCGCCGCTTTTATTGTAAAATTACGTGCGTAAGATGTTATGTAACTACCTATCGCTATATACCCGGGGGTCTTCTCTTTCTCTTCTATCAGATTAAAACTTAGATGGTTTTTGTCTGGGTTTATGTAGGGTACTTTGTAACTGCTGTCCGTGCTACTTGCCTCTTTGCCGTATAAATTGTTAAGATAAAGTTTTGCTAACTCCCGTTTTGCACCCTTTGATGTCATTTTTATATCACGATACTTATTTATATATTCGTCAAAGATTCCCTTTTGCTTAAAAAAATAACAGCAATCTAAAAACTTAAAGTCGTAAACATTGTAATGCTCAAAAAATGTTTCAAAATCAGGCCGCGTCATAGTTAATACAACTTTAGCCTCTTTTACATTATTTTCTAAATCGCGATAATATCTATGATATTCTCCTTTGTAATAAATATCAGAGGTAGTTAAATATTCAGTGCCCTTATACAACATGTTTCCTTTTATTTGCACGGTAGGCAAGTAGTTTTCTTTAACTTTAAATCTACATTCAAATCTTACAAAATACAAAAAATTTTCCGACTTCTTCACCTTTTCTTTAAATTCCTCATAATCCGATACAAACCTCGGTCTTCCGGTAGGATAAAAATTTCCGGAAATAGAGTGCATCATACTAGGGTATAAAGAGTTAACGTCTAATGTTAACCCTCCTTTTATTATTTTATTAGCATGCTCAGGTTTTAAATAACAATAGCCTCCTTTATAAGATTTCCTGATATATTCGCCAGCATTTTCCTGCCCGTATTTATCGTCTATCTCAATTTCGTATAGATTTGGAAATAGATTGTTGTAATCTATTTTGTCATAAAACGATTTAAATTCTTTGAGACAGCAACTACCTATTGTAATTGAGTTATGACCCTCGTTAAACATAATTTCTAATGCCTCTTTTAAAACTAACACATCATTTTTAATGTAGTTCTTTTCGCTTTCTTTAATCGGGCAGTTTTTATACCTATATCCTTTGTACTCCATTTCCAACTTTTTATGAGTTGTTTCAAAGGCGTCACCTATTCTTTTTAATGTAAACGGTAATAATTTTAATGAGTCTCTAATCTCTATAATTCGATTATTTTTTTTTATTATTATGTTGTACCACTGACCTCTTTCCGATATTGCTGTTTTAAATTGATTATTTTCCATTTCTTTTTCTGGCACTCTGTTAAACGTGTAATGTCCTCTAATCAAATAGTCCAATATAAACGATCCATCAAATTTAAGGTTGTGAAAAAATAATATGTTATTTCCGGACAAATCAAACATTTTCATAAAAAAATGTTCTATGCTTCCAACAATTTCTGGCTCGTCATTTGTAAATAGTTTAACCCAACATGCCGCCCAAACCTCTGTATACTCCTGATTATCATAAACAGTGGTCTCAAAATCACATGCATAACAATTAAATTTTTTAACTTGCATTGCATTTCTATCCCACCTAACCTTTTATATTTCATAATTTTCTTGATACTCCAAAGATTCTATTAGTTGCTCTCTTTCCAACACCCCTAAATCCATTAAATCTAGCATAGACGATAAAGCGGTCAAAATTTTGTCTGTTTCGTAGGTCATTTTGTATCCTATAAGTTTTCCACTTTCTCCAGCGTCTTGTATCATTTTAGCGACCTCTTCTTTTGTGTATTTAAATAACAAGCGATTTAACCAATCATTTATTATAGCGTTAGCGACATCATTAAATTCTGATATATAAATCCTAAAATTTGATATTACCATGTCAGATTCAGATGGCATTGATATTGTGTTGGGTGTTGATATTATTTTCTTTTTTCTTTGTTCCTTTTTAAACTGGTAATAAGACGCTTCTATTTCCCCGTATTCGCTTAATTTAAAGGTTTTTTGCTGTATCTGTTTTGGTGTTATTTTGGATAGCCTTCTTACAGATGCTTGAGTTATACGCTTAGGTATATTAGGTACTACAAAGTTAACGTATAAGCCTTGCTTTTCGTAACGCCTTACCGTTGCTAATACTCGCGATCTTTGCTTACGGTATTCTTTTAATGTTGATGATGCTTTCTTTAATCTTCTACGCTTTGCCATCGCTGTACCCCTTCCTAATTATTATTGAGTTATCAAATAATTCCATGATTACGTCAGGTTCCTCTTTTGTTATGTTTAAAAACGATGCCCATTCATTGGGGATACAAACCTTGATTCCATAGTACTTACCAGACTGATTAAAAATTAGCTTCTTTGACTTGACCATTATCTCACCTCCTTCATTTTAATTGTACCATATTTGGTACTATCCGTCAAGTGCTAGATTTTGTACCAAAAAATTCGAAAAAATTTTCAAAGGGGAAATCTGGTACAATTTTGAAGTTGATGGGGCGGCATTGCTAAAATATGCTTCTTTAAATGTCATACTTAAACCCTCCTTTAATTTTAAAGGAGGAGAAACTCCTCCTTATTTGTAATAAAATTAATAAAAACTTTCAAGATAATCGATGTTCCTATTTTTACAATATTCAAAGCACTTTTCATAACTACCTGTAAATACCTCGTTGTAATCCTCATCTTTCTCTATAACATGATGAGTTCCATTTCTGTAAATAATAATTAGTTCATTGCTTCCCATAAATAAATTATACATATTTTTTCCTCCTTATTGATTGTTGTTCTTCTTTAACTATATTTATTATACCACATTATTTTTAAAATTGCAATACATTTGGTACAAGTTTTTTGATTTTTTTATATGGGGAAATTTGGTACAATTTTGAAGTTGATGGGGC